GTTGGCGATACCGTAACCATCATAAACAACGGCACAATACTTGGTAGGGGCGGTAATGGTGGCGCAGGCAGTACAGGTGCTGGTGGCGGCGGTGGCGGTGGCGGCAACACAATGCAAATTAGTAGAGCAACAAGCATCACAAATAATGGCGTTATAGCTTCTGGCGGTGGTGGCGGCGGCGGCGGTGGCGGTGGCCAAACAGGGAGTGGAAAGTTTATAACTTCCTTCCAAGGTGGTGGCGGTGGTGGTGGAGCTGGTTATTTGTCCGGCGGTGGCGGCGGTCCAAATGGTGGTGCTGGATCTACAACAGCCGGTGGTGCTGGCGGAGGCGGAGGCACAAATGCTGGTAGCGGTGGCGTAGGCGGTGGACGCGGATCAAATGGAGCATCTGGTACCGGCGGAAATGTTGGCGGCGGTGGTGGTGGAGGCTTAGCAGGCTTTTATGTGGTTGGAAATTCAAACGTTACATGGGTTGCAACAGGCACACGAATTGGTAGAGTTATCTAATTGGAGTTGAAATGAACACAGTACATATGAAGATTGTTGGTTACGATGACTTGAGTCATTCATTGTTGGTTTGCTTTGCATCTGATACAACAAAGTTTCAAGACCCTGAAAAATATCCGCCAATAGCGTTTCAACCAAACGTATTGTGGCCAGACGTTACAGACCTAGAGGAACTTAAAAAGTTAATATCTCAAGCTGGTATGGCAGAGGCTCAGCGTCAAGAAATGCAAGAAAAGTTGGTTGATGATACGGAAAAGCTATCTGCAATCAAGGCTATGGTTGGTCAATCAAGCTCACATCAAATAAGCTCATTAGTAAACTTAACTTCTTATGCAGGCGAGGTTTCTGTATGAATACTTTAAATACTCTTGTTTGTCGCGGATTTGTTTTATGCACATCAGGTATTACACCTAATGATGGGTTTGTTTTAGAAAACTCTGGACAAGGTAAAGAAGCGCAGTTTGTATATATAAATAATGGCGGTGGATTTTTAAGATTTGCTAATGGTGATGTTCTTCCTGTAGATGCAGGAAACATTTACGACATATCTCAGTACGTTGGAACTCCAGTCAGATACGAAGCAGATGGTCGTGGCGCACATGGCATGGCTATTGATCCAGTTCCAAGCAGCAAAAAATTTGATCATGAGTTAGTAAAAGGCGAGGCAACAAGATCAATCGTTGGCACATCAAACGAGTGCCTTGTCTTATGCCTTGATGGAACGATAACGTGCAATGACATCGAGTTAAAGTCAACTCAATATGCACCAGTAAGAAACGGCAAGACAGTAAATGTATCTGTCCCTGCAAATGCAGTGATGGTAATTCTTACAGCAAGATAATTTAGCAGGCGTGATATGCCACTACAAAAGCTTCAATTTAAATCAGGCGTTAACCGTGAGAACACTTCATTAACCAGTGAAGGCACATGGTATGAAACGCAATGGGTAAGGTTTCGTTCCGGCTATCCTGAGAAGATAGGTGGATGGATAGCATTGACTGCCGCCAAATGGCTTGGCACATGCCGGTCATTATGGAACTGGGTTACTTTACGTCAGTACAACCTGCTTGGTATTGGTACACATCTTAAGTTCTTCATTGGTGTTGGTGGTGCATACTTTGATATCACGCCTATCTCTGAGCTAAAGATAAACACAATTCAGTTTTATGCTGACACATCGGCGCCATTCTCTACGTACATAACAGTCATAGACTCAGGTGCGCCATTCCTTAAGGTTGGTAACTTCGTTATATTTGAGAACGCTGTAGGTTTGGGTGGAAACATAACCGCAGCTATTCTTAATCAAGAGTATGAAATTCTTACAAAAATAAATGACACGACTTATACAATTCAAGCGCGTGCTGTATCTAATATTGTCACACCCGGCTTACCAGTAGAATCTAACTCGTCTGATACTGGTCAAGGTGGTGGCGCAGTAGTTGGATTGTATGAACTAGATACTGGCTATGACATCTACACCAATAACACTGGTTGGGGTACAGGCTTCTGGGGTCGTAATGGATGGGGCGAAGGATTTACTACAGGCTTTAGTTATCAGTTGCGTTTATGGAGTCAAGCTAACTACGGGCAAGATTTACTGTTCTGTCCACGACTAGGACCATTATGTTGGTGGAGTCCAGGCGATACAGCAACCATACTAACTAATACTCGCGGATTAATTATTCATGGTTTTCTTGGTACTGGAGCTATCTCTGGAACAACACTAACTATCTCTGCAAGAACAGCAGGCGCAATCCAGATTGGAACAATACTTACTGATGACACTGGTTTAATTGTTCCAGGCACCACGGTTGTTGGATACGGTACTGGTATTGGTGGGCTTGGCACATACACCGTAGATATATCTCAAACTGTAACATCACAGGCTATGCGCTGCGACGTACCTTTAATGTTGTTCTCTGTTCAAGTATCAGAAGCAAACAACATTACCATTGGTTACGGCGCTAATCCGTTTAATGAAGATTACCAAGACCCACTGCTAGTTCGTTGGACTGCGGTAGAGAGCTTTAGAGATTGGACTCCTACTGCTACCAACCAAGCAGGCGACTTCCGTTTGTCACGCGGATCAAAGATCATTGGCACACTACAAAGTCGTCAAGAGATTCTGATATGGACTGACGTTGCGCTATACACGCAGCAGTACTTAGGACCACCGTTAGTGTGGGGCTTTAACTTAATTGCAGACAATATCTCTATCATCTCGCCAAACTCTATTGCTACAGCATCTGGCATGGTGTTCTGGATGGGCGTAGATAAATTCTATAAATACTCTGGTCGTGTTGAAACACTAGATTGTAAAGTTCGTAAGTACATCTTCGACAATATCAGTCTAGATCAAAGCTATCAGGTATTCAGTGGAACGAATGAAGGCTACAACGAGGTATGGTGGTACTACTGCTCAGAGGCATCTACAGTAATTGATAGATACGTTGTCTACAATTATCTTGAAGATATCTGGTACTACGGAAACATGTCGCGCACATCATGGTTAGATAGCGGATTAAATGCTGGTCCTATAGCCACCACGTTAGATAACATTATGGTGCAGCATGAGTTTGGCGCAGACGATGCTACAACTGATCCTCCTACTCCAGTACCTGCTTACATTCAATCAGCAGACTTTGATATCGAGGATGGCCACAACTACTCGATGATCTGGCGGATTATTCCTGACGTTACGTTTGATGGCTCTACTACTAGAAACCCGCAAAGACCATCCGTGACTATGGAGTTGCGTCCAAAGCAGAATCCTGGTGCGGCATATAACACAGCGCCTAGCCCACGAGTTACATCTGCTCAGTCATATAACACCTTACGCCAGTACACAGTGCAAGAGTTCACGCAGATTATCTACACACGAGTTCGCGGTAGATCGATGGCATTCAAGATTGGATCAGACGGTATCGGCGTGAAGTGGCAGTTAGGTTCACCACGTATGGATATCAGACCGGACGGCAGACGATGACCACGAATATTGTTACGACGGAAGTTGCTACTCTACCGCTTACCAAGTCGCCGGCGTTACCGTTTGCGCCGCTGGAATACAACAAGCAGTATGGTGATGACCTAAACAAGATATTGCGCCAGTACTTCCTTACGATAGATAACTTTGTAGCTCAGTTTGGATTATCGAGAGGCGGCACTGGAGAAGGTGTATTCCTGCCATACGGTTCGTTTGCGGATACGACAGATCAAACTGCTTTAGCTAATACCGCGACAGTAATGAAGTTCAATACAACTGACTTTTCTAGTGGAGTTAGTATTGTGACAAGTGGCGGTAATCCATCTCGGTTTACTGTGACTAATGCGGGTGTATATAACTTCCAATGGTCTGGGCAGTTTCAAAATACAGACACCCAAGACCATGACGTAACTGTTTGGGTGCGTAAAAATGGCACTGACGTTATTGGTTCTTCTGGTTATTTATCTGTTCCAAGTAGTCACGGCGGTATTGATGGGCATATTATTGCTGGCTGGAACTTCTTGTTTCAGTTTGCTGCGAATGACTATATTGAGCTGTGGTGGGAAACTGATAATGCAGCAGTAACGATCCAAGCTTACCCTGCTGGAACAAGCCCAACCAGACCTTCTACGTCGTCTTTAGTGGCGACATTGACCTTTGTGTCTGCTGTATAAGATGTTAAACTTTGACAAATTTCTTTGAATGAGGTAGCGATGAGCCTCCACCATCTAGCCGAGCAAGTCCGAGCAGCCGGTCGTAAAAACGACAAGGTTCTAGTCCACATGACGCCTAACGAGGTTAACGGCTTGCAAGCCCTAGCTTTGGCGCACGGTGGTTCACTCACAATCAATCCAAACACTGGTCTACCAGAAGCGGATTTCCTTGATGCGATCCTGCCTATGGCTGCTGGTTTCTTACTAGCTCCGTTGACTGCTGGTACATCATTGGCGTTCTTGGGCGCTACTCCGTTGGCATCTGCATTGACCGTTGGCGCTGTGTCAGGTCTTGCTACAGGTAGCTTGGAG